CCAACCTCATCAGATAAGCTTTACAAGACATTTAAGCTCGTCCTCTCATCTACGGCAGCAAACTGGTCAGCAGATGGATATTCTAACGTAAAAGTATTTACAGCATCTCTTAATCCAACAGATGAAAATTATTTTGGAAATGTACTTAATACTGATCCAGAGAGGTTTGAATCAGAACAGCATCTTCTTTATGCTGATTTTCCTGTAGCAGATGAGATCATGACAGTTGCCACATCTAATAGATCAATAGCTATTTGTTCTGGATCAGCTTCAGGATCCGCTGCATCAGGAGTATCTGACCTAACATATAGAGATGGATTTGGTAGATTTGACACCAGGTACACGACACCTAGATCAACATACTTCATATCACAGCCGTATGGAAGGAAAGAGTGGAATTTATTTTACTTTGAGACTATATCAGATGGATCTGTTGCTAATGAGAAGTACAAGATTTCTATATCAAATCTAAAGAAGCCAACAAATCCCAAGGATCCGTATGGAACATTTACTGTTGAGGTTAGAGGATTTGATGACTCTGACACATCGCCGAAGGTTCTTGAGAGATATCCGATATGTACTCTGAATCCAAATGATCCTAACTTTATATCGAAAAAAATAGGTGATTTTAAGGCATACTATAACTTTGATGCAGAGCTAGAGTCTGAGAGAAGATTGCTCGTTAAGGGTAAGTATCCAAACAAGTCGTCTAGGATCAGAGTCATACTAAGCACAGAAATGGAACAGAAAAAAGTTCCAGAAGATGCGATGCCATTTGGATTCAGAGGTCTTCCTGTCGTCAAGACCAATGACACACTAACAGATTATTCTGGAAGCATTAGAGGGACATACTCTAATCCTGGAGGCGCTAGTAGAGGTTCTGCAGCAAACGGAACTCTTGGTCCTGGAAGATTAACTTTCTCAAAGCCTGGTTCGTCTGAACTGGGCGGAACAGCTCTTGTTTTAAGTATGTCAATTCTTCCTCCAGTACCGCTTAGGTTTAAGTGTACACGAGGAAATGTTAAGCTCTCTCCTGCATTCGTAGGTCAACAAGGATCTGAGGAGATAGCAGATTCAAGATACTACTGGGGATGCAAGTTTGATAGCATTCCAAGAACTGGCTCATTATCAAATGCCATTTTAAACTCAAATGCTTCAACTGAGGTAAATAGTTTATTTAGATCCTACTCAAAATTCTTAGGGATAGAGAAGCTAGACACACTCGTCACAGGTTCAGGAGCAGATGAATTTAATTGTAATAAGTTTACGTTGGCGCGTGTTGCTCTTAAAAATGCAGTACAGCAGTCTTCTGGTCTAGATAACCTTGGGGCCACAGCAAACAATGCAATAACAGGAACTGTCAAGGAGCACATGCTAGAGACAGCCTATATTAGAGATGGCTTCCCAGATCTTTCAACATACGCTATTAACGATGGGTATATAACAAAGCGAGTTACATTTGCTACACTCCTAGCCATGACTTCATCGCTATACTTTAATAAGTTTGTAGATTACTCAAAGTTTACAAACATGATGTATGGTGGATTTGATGGTGTTAATATTCTTGATAAAGATATGGCAAGAATGAATGATAGAGCATCTTCGGGAGACACTGGAGGAAAGGCTGTAGCAACGCTTGATATTGGTCTAGATACTAATGAAAATGCATTTGGGATAGGAAAGACAAACAATATCATAGCATCATACAGGACTGCAGCAAAAATTCTTACAGATCCAATGTCATCTCGAGCAAACATCATAGCAATTCCAGGAATCAGAGATTCAGCCCTAACAGACTATGTTCTCGATCAGCTTGAGGATTATGGAAAAGGATTCTATATAATGGAGATTCCCGGGTATAACTCTGATGGAAACAGGGTATTTGAGGGAGGCGGGCTCCCAAGTGTAAGCAAGACACTAGAAGATCTTGAATCTAGAGCACTAGATAACAATTATGCTGCAGCATATTTCCCAGATGTTACCATTAATGATCCAATTAACAATCAGTTAGTTGATGTACCAGCATCTGTTGCAGTTATTGGTGCCATAGGGTTTAGTGATAATGTTGCCTACCCATGGTTTGCTCCAGCTGGGTTTAACAGAGGTTCACTTGATTTTGTAACAAACGTAAAGGTTCGCCTAAACCAGGCAGATAGAGATGAACTTTATGACGCTAAAATTAATCCAATTGCCACATTCCCACGTGCGGGATTTGTAATATTCGGACAGAAGACACTACAGCAGGCAAGAACATCACTTGACAGGGTTAATGTGAGAAGGATGCTTCTAGAGGTTAAGAGAATAATTGTCGATGTAGCAAATAAGATAGTCTTTGAGCAAAACACACCTGAGACAAGAGCTAGGTTCGTTTCTCAGGCGACGCCGTTGTTATCTCTGGTTCAGAGTCAGCAGGGAATTGATCAATTCAAGGTTGTGATGGATTCCAGCAATAATACTCAAGAGGATGTGGAAAATAACATTCTTAATGGAAGGATAGTTGTCGTTCCTACAAGAGCTGTAGAGTTTATAGCTATAGACTTTATCATCACTAATGCTGGAGTAAGTTTTGAGTAACGGATACATATTGATAGAATCTTTAGGAGAGATAAATGGCTGAGACAGTTTTTAACAGTGCCGGTGTTACAGCAACTGAAATAGACCTTTCAGCGCCCTCAGTTGCAGGTCCTGTGGGAACCCCTGCGGGTGTTGTGGGAACTGCTAATCAGGGACCTGCTTTTGTCCCAGTTACGATAGCCAGTTATAGAAATTTTGCACAACTATTTGGAAACACAGACGGTGAAAAATTTGGCCCACTCGCAGTTAGTCAGTTTTTAAAGACAGCACAGGCTCTAACATATATAAGGGTACTTGGAGCAGGAGATTGTAAGAAGAGAAGTACTAGCACAGGAAAGGTTACAAGCGCAGGATTTGTCGTTGGATCACAGCAGGTATCAGAGAGAGGTGTTGTAGCAAGAAATTCTTACGCAACTAGCCCGTACAGTGACCTGGGTAGGACATACTTCCTTGGATGTTTCCTTTCTGACTCAGCGGGGTCTTCACTGCTTAGAGATGCCGGAATACAAGGCGCTTCAATTTTAGCCGGAACAGGAGCTCACCCTATTATTCGCGGTGTCCTCATGGCTCCGTCCGGGGTTATACTGTCGCTGTCTGGATCAGGTCAGGCCAGCAATACTCCTGGAACTGGTGCTGTTACAGCATCAGCTGGAAACGGAATGATAGGTCCCGCCAGCTTCGCATACGGCGGCGCGATGACAGGAACAATGAATCTTGCGACTCAGAATTTCGTAATACTTATAAACGGTCACAAGAATTCAGGTGACGGTCCAAATATAATTACAGCGTCATTTGACCTAGAGTCACCAGCTTACTTTGGAAACGTTCTTAACACAGATCCGCTTGAGATGGAGAAGAAGGGTCACCTGCTATATGCTAGATACGACATCCACCCAGCATTCTGCAAGGCAACAGGATCAGGAATCATACATCCGGGATTCCAAAGCTATACATCAGCTGGTGTACAGGAAGATATAGCGTTTATTCTAACTAGCTCATTAGCTAGAGATACAGGAAATACATCAGTTCCAGACTATGAGTCGTTTGAGGATAGATTCAGGGCACCGCGATCTCCTGCCGTAATATCACAAGACTATGCAGGAACAAGGCACAGTCTATTCAGAATATTCTCAATATCAGATGGAGAATTTAGTAATGATCTCTTTAAGATATCAATTGAGAATATAAAGCCGTCATTGGTTGACTCATATCTATATGGAACCTTTGATCTTGTTGTAAGAGCGTTTGATGACACAGATGAAGAGAAGATTCCTCTAGAGTCCTATAGAGGTCTTTCACTTGATCCTTCTAGTGATAAGTTTATAGCTCGTGTCATTGGGGATCAAAATACGTATTTTGACTTTGATCAAGCAACAGCATCACAAAAGTTAGTTGTCAAGGGAAATCACCCTGTCATGTCAAATTACATTAGGATAGAACAGAGTGCTGGGCTCAAGGCAGGAGAGGTTCCACAGGACTCGCTTCCGCTAGGATTTAGAGGTCTTAGTCACCTTGTCACATCTGGAAGCAGCATATTGTCTACAGTTGGTGATGCCACAAGCAACCCGCGCTTTCAGGGGCAAGGTGCTATTTCATATAGAAGAGCTGTAACGCCGCCAGTTCAGTTTAGAGAAAGTGTAGCAGTAGGAACATCTCCCAATAAGAAGACAAATTCAGCTTTCTATTGGGGATGTCAGCTTTCTAGAAAGGTATCAGTTTCAAAGCCCAATCTTTCTGCTGTTCAAGATAATACATGGAGATCTAGAGTAAAATATTTCCCAGATTTCGCAGTCTCTAACAGAAAATTTTCTGTTGGAAATAATCCTGGAGTAGCAGATTCAGGAGGAACAGTATTAGACTGTGATAGATTTAATAATAATCTATTCTCTCTTGAGAGAATTAAGGTTAGAACAGGATCAGATACTATAGCGGATGTTAACGAGTGGGTTAGCGCATCTTACGTGAGAAAAGGATCCATAACTGCAAATGAGTCAAATAAGACTAGAGCACTAAAGGTCTCGGATCTAAAGACTCAGGGAAATAGAAGGTTTGGAAAGTTCACGTTCGTCCTTCAGGGAGGATTTGACGGAACGGACATGTTCAATAGGGATAGAGTGGCTCTTGCAAATGCAGCAGTTAAAAGAGAGATGGATGATGAATCAAATCAAGGGGGAACAAATGGTCCCACAGTAGCTGCATATAGAAAGGCCGTCGACATGATGGCAACAAAGGCAGACGTAGATATAAATCTCTTAGTTATACCTGGAATAAGGCATTCTTCTGTTACAACATACGCAATAGATGCTATTGAAGATAGATTTGATGCACTTTATATAATGGACATAGAGGAGAGAGATGAGATAAATACAGTTGTAACATCATCAGTCTCTAATCCAAGTGTAGCCTACACGGTGGCAGCCTTTAAGAATAGAGGATTAAATTCCTCCTTTGCTGCGGCGTATTTTCCTGATGTTATCATGACAGATCCCACGACAAAAACAAATGTTCAGGCACCGCCCTCAGTCGCAGTATTGGGCGCATTTGCAATAAACGATTCAATTGGGTACCCATGGTTTGCACCGGCAGGATTTACAAGAGGCGCGCTAAAGGACTCCTTGTATGCCAAGGTTCCTGTTAGCAAGGCAAATATGGATACACTCTATGATGCAGATATAAATCCGATCACAGCATTCCCAGGAACAGGATTGATGGTCTTTGGTCAAAAGACTCTTCTTGCAACAGACTCTTCACTAGACAGGGTCAATGTTAGAAGGCTTCTCATAAACGTGAGAAGATCTGTTAGAGCTGTTGCAAATACTATGCTATTTGAACCAAATAGACAGGAGACTCTTGATAGGTTTAATGCTCTTGTTACGCCAATATTGCAGAGCGTGCAGGAGAGAAGTGGTGTTGATAGATACAAGGTTGTAATCGATGCAACAACAACAACGCAGGCTGATATTGAGAATAACACCCTAAGGGGTAAGATATTCTTGCAGCCTACACGTACGGCAGAATTTATAGCACTTGACTTTGTTGTTACAAATGCAGGAGATGCGTTTCAAAATGCATAGAATAAATTTTGCAAGGTAGATACTTAAGAATGATAAACTCTTTAGGAGATAGAAAAAATGGCTGAGACGTTATCCGTCACCGATATGTTACCTAATAAATTTGAGCCCAAAAGGCAGTTTAGGTGGATTTTTGCGATAGAGGGCATTGATGCCTTTTTGATGAAAACAACTAGCAGACCTAAATTTACTCTGGCTCAAAAGGAAATTCCCTGGATCAACGCGAAGCGTTATGTATCAGGGAGGCTCACATTTGATCCGATCGCGCTAACACTGTATGATCCGATCGCACCCTCGGGAGCTCAACAAGTCATGGAGTGGATTAGAACACACTATGAGTCTGTGTCTGGACGTGCTGGGTATGCAGACTTTTATAAGCGTGACTGTCAGCTCAAGCTTCTTGATCCCATTGGAACAGTGGTGGAGCTCTGGGATATAAAGGGAGCGTTTTTACAGGACGCAACATTTAATAACCTTACATATGAAAATGACACAGACCCTGTAGAGATATCCATCACACTACGGTACGATAACGCCGTATTACAATACTGATTTTAAAAATTTTATTTATTTAAAGCCCTCCTGATTCAGGAGGGCTTTTTATTTTAATTTACCTTTACACATATCCTAGTATTATTTTAGAATAAAGAAAGAGGAAGTTTTGTCAGACCAACCAAGTATTCAAAAACACAGTGTAATGAAGGATGATTTTGGATGGGATGTGCCTGTTGAAGCAGTTCCTGTTCCCTCTGAGGGTAAGGTTTATCCACAGGGATCAGCACTTCATAATAGAAATATTCTGCATGTTAAGTCTATGACAGCTAGAGAGGAGGATATTCTTTCATCTCGAGCGCTTATTCAGCAGGGAATAGTGATAACTACACTTTTAGAGTCTTGTCTAGTTGATGATAATGTTGACGTTAGAGATATGCTAATTGGAGATAGAAATGCTCTAATGGTTTCGGTGAGAATCACCGGGTATGGGACTGCATATAAGGCAGATGTTAGCTGTCCAGAATGTGGAAAGAAAGGCAACCAAGATTTTGACCTATCTGGGCTTGAAATAAAAAGGTTGTCTTTAGATCCCATTAGAGAAGGAGAGAATATATTCTTATTTACTCTTCCCGTCACAGGGAAAGAGGTCCATTTCAGATTCCTAAGGGGGGCTGATGAGGAAGAGATGAATCTGACGGCTGAGCGCCGCAGAAAGATGATGCCTGACGCAAAAATTGATAGTCTTGTCACTTCTAGACTTGAGCAGCTAATTGTTTCAATTGATGGAGTAAGTGATAGAAACAAGATAAACGCATTTGTCAAAGACATGCCTGCCCTAGACTCGAGAAAGTTAAGAACATTTATCGAGAATAATGAGCCAGGAATTGATATGTCTGTATGGATGAACTGCGCTCAATGCAATCAGGAATCTCGTGTCTCTCTTCCGATCGGCGCCGGGTTTTTTTGGCCGTCGGACTGAGTGGAGAGAGTCTTTTCTAGAAGAGGCATTTCTACTTCAGTATCACCTCAATATGAGTTACTCTGATGTAAGAGGGCTTCCTGTGACATATAGGCGGTGGTTTATAGATCGTCTTAGCACAGAGTTTAAGAAGAGATCAGACGCAAGAAAGAAAAAAATGGGTCAACAGGAGACGGAAAGACCATCAAGCATGCAGGATAACATGAAGCGTGTCGATGATATGATTAAGTCTTCTGGTGAAAAGAGCTTTAAGTGATCTTCGTTTACTGAATATGTATAGCCGGAGGCTTGCGTGGCTACTTCACGAGAATTACAAGAGCAAAAACGTCTAGTAGATGCAGTTAATGAATCTATAAAGCTTGCTAATGAATCTCTCTTAGAGCAGGTTCGAATACACGGTCTTATACAGCAAAAGGCAGAGGGTGCTGCTTTAGATATGGCGTCAGTTGACGCAGAGATATCAGCGGCATATAGAGAGGCTGGTTCTAATCTTAGGACAGGCTCAGAGGACCTCCAGGATGGAGTCGGAGGCTTCGCAGCCGGAGCATCAGAGGCAGCAGAGGGAATGGCCACGGTAGGCGCTGCGTCACAGGGCCTTTTATCAAATATTGAGAAAACGTGGGATGGAGCTGGGAAGTCGATCTCATCGTATGTCGACGATGAGAATAGAAGGGCCGTAAGCGAAATACAGCGACAGTTTGGAGGTCTTGGAGAAGATATAAACGTTGGTGCACACGAATTATCCAACCAGATGAGAAAAATTGTTAGAGCCACGTACGAAGATTATACGAATGTCGGGGATACAGCATTCAGGATCCAGAATCAGCCAATACAGATGGCATTTAATAATCTGGAAGATTATATGTCGTACTTTAATAAGGTCGCATATGATCCGATAAACTCACTAAGAATGACACGAGATGCCACAGAAGAGACTGTCAGGGAGATGGCTGTCTTTGGAAAGGGTCTAGGACTATCTCAGGATCAGATTGGAACATTCGTTCAGCGTCAGATAAGCCTCACAGGAAAGGCTGGAACTGACATGCTCAGGGAAGCCGCTGCTGCAGCAAAGGGGATTGAGGCACGAACTGGAATATCATCGAAGCTGATATCAAAGAATATAGAGGGAATAATAGCTGACACTCAAAACTTTGGAAATGTTAATGTACAAGAGGCAGCTAGAATCTCTACAGCGCTATTGCAGATAGGGATAGACTACCAGGACCTTGGGAGCATGCTTGGAAAATTCCAGGGGTTTGATCAGGCAGCTGGAACAGTTAGCAATCTAACCTCTGTATTCGGTCTTCAGATGGATGCAATGGCCATGATGGAGTCTGCAAACACTGATCAGGACAAGTTCCTAAGGGACATGAGGGAGAGCTTCCTCGCTGCAGGAAAGTCTGTAGACACGCTAACCCTCTATGAGAAGAGATTTATTCAGTCTCAGCTGCAGCTTAAGGATGTTGAGTCTGTTGAGAGGCTTCTAGATCCACGGGCTGCAATAAGTGGTATGGAGGACCTAGCCGCCGCATCCGAAGATATGGATCCAAAGGACTCACTCGCAGCGGTCACAGATGACATAGACATGATCAGGGATGCTGCTCACCTATCAGGAGAAGCACTGCGTACCATGGTTGAAAGAGATCTCACGTCTGGCATGCAAGATGCTGCACTGTCTGTTGAACAATCCACATCACATATAGCCGCCGAATTGACAGAGATGGCTTCAACCTCAGCGACCACTATGGCAGAAGCAGCAGGTGTCAATGGTGAGATTCCTAATACCATGGTGGACGGATTCACTGAAGCCTACGGACGTATCGAGTCTAAATTCGATGCCATGATCAAACGAATGAAGGAGTTGTGGAAAGATTCTGGCCTAGCAGGTAAGTCTGAGTCTGAGGTCTCTAGAATGATGAGAGAGGGTTTTGATGCCTCGTTTGATAGGATAGATGCTGGCGCTCAGAATTCATTTAGCAATATGACAGATATCGCTACAAAGGAACTCAAGAAACAGGTCAAAACGTCAGGAACCATGTACAATGAGATGGCAAAGCAGATAGGCCGTCTAGGAGCAAGCTACTCAGACTTAACTAAGGAAGAGAGAAAATCACTGGCAGAGAGAATGAAGCTAGGAGAGGACTGGGAGGAAGAGTTACAGCTTATATTCAATAGCCAGGCTGCATCTGCAGAGAGACAGACCATGGCAGATCAGGAGACCGCAAAGGCCCTTCTAGAGCAGATAAAGTCAGAAGGGGGTGCGATAACCGAAGACACAATATCCAGTGTTAGAGAGATGCTTCCAGCGAGCTCAGAAGAGATAAGGGATTTTGTTTCTGGTGGTACAACAACATGGTCACAGCTTGCTAGCTCAGCAGATGCTCAAAGAAAAGCCACAGAGGAGGCAACAGCGGCACAGGCGGAGGCAGCAGCCGGTGAGGGTAGACGAGCCGCTACTGGCGGGCTAGGCGCAGCAGCAACCAGTCATATCGAGGAAATACGCACAAGTAATCAGGGTATATTCCAACTTCTTGTCGGAGATGATGAGACTATAGAGGAAGAACCTGGCGGAACGGTTGCAAATGTCCTTGCTATAAACTCTGAGCAGGCACAGGAAAGTTCTAGCACAATAGCAAACATTCTTGAACTAACAAGGAGAGCAGGCGAGGAGATGGCTGAGTCTGTATTAGAGCAAAGTGTAGAGTCTGCAAACTACCTGCTATCTATAAAAGAGCTATTGTCAGATGCAAACACAGCCGCACAGACATCAGAGGTGCCTGTTCAACTAACGATACAGATAGGTAGAGAAAAATTAGAGCAGGTCCTGGGAATATCACCAGGAGAGACAATAGTCACATTTGGTAATGTAGAATAGGTGAGATATTTATGTCATTAATAGATAAGGTTAGGAACAATCCAATGTATAAAAGCTGTGCTGAAAAGCTAAGCGACGAAGATCGTGAAAAGCTTGAGAATGACATGATGAAAATACTAGAGGGATACGAGAGATTTATCAATGATTTTGGTGAAAAAATATCAACAGATGATGGATTTCAAAACGTGGTAGAAAATCTTGACCACTTAACGTCTGAAGAGGGTGTAAAAGAATGGCAAGAGAAAAATTAAAAGATTTTTTAAGATCAATTGGAGCGACATCTGATAAGATAACGTACACAGTTGAGGATGAAGATTTTGACGGTCTTGCAAAGGTGGGAGATGATCTAGGAATAGATCCGGGAACAGGACAGCCTCTCGTAGATCTTGATGTTGAGGCAATAGGGCTGCTAGGCGATTATGCAAAATTCATAGTAGATATGTCAGATAATTTATTTACTGTAGAAGGAGGAAACAAAGAGGCAGCTTCAGGAAATCGTGGTGACAGCATTGTTCTAGCAGAAAATACAGGCGTAACAAAGCCTTTTATAACTCAGGGAGACACACTTGGGAGTGTAATGTCATCGTACTCAAATAGTGGTATGTTTGGTGAAGATCTTGATAAGATTCTTGATAAGACTGGAAAGGTGAGTCCCAAGATGCAGTACGACGGAACAGAGGTTGTTAATGGGGGCCCGCTTCGATCTGGAAATACCCTTCTAAGCAGCATTGATGGAGAAGATGCCATTCCACAAAGTGGAATCACAGAGGTAGATTCAACTTCATACACCCCTGAGTCACTAGCCCAAGAGGCTGTTGAAAGCTTTATAACCAATAACAATAGATTCAGTCCCTCAAATGTAGACTTTAAGGCATACGCACCAGTTCCAACAGATACGACTAGCTTTGATGCTGGAAATAATGACGCAGGAACGTCAACATCTCAGTCACAGATAGGAAAATTTGATAAAAATTCAATTAAGATGATCAATGATAATCTTAAGGATGTGGGCTCATCTCTCTTACTAAAGATGGCAGGCTGGGACAGTTCAGTTACACCTGGCGACAGCTCTAACCCAGATACCTTTGATTTTGATAAGGATGACAATCTAGATAACCCTAACACACCCATGCGCCAAATAGACCCAGAGCTATTTAGAGCTAGATCAGCGTATAACACTCCTCAATTTCCAAAGACTGGAATGTCTACAAGAGCTGGAAAGGGAAGCTTCTTAACTCAGGACGATCTATCAAGCACAAAATATACATACTCTTTTGGTACAACCAACACGTCTGACACACAGTTTTCATCTGAGTTTAATCAAGATATCTTAATAGCACAGGCAGCAGCTGCTATAGCTGCGATGCTTGTTGTTGCACAGGAGACATTTGGTCAGATAAGCAACATGGTTAATAAGAGAGCTAGATTAGGAAACGGTCCATACTTTGCAGGTCAGTCAACAATAATAGCAACTAAGGCAAAGTTTGAGCTAATTAGAAATACTGTTTTAACACCCACAACGTATCCTTATTCAGATGCTGTAAATCAGGGATTTTTGGTCTTATTCGACGGGTCTGTTGGAGGAGATCCATCTCAGGCAGACGAGATAGGAAAATACCAGCAGGTGCAGGAGGCACCAGGATTTTGGCTAGCAGTTGCAAGAAGTGTCTTAAGAAGCTTTGAATATTTTGCCACAGTAAATAGTGACATAATGAATGGAAGTGTCACGTCATCATCATCAAGTTCACTATCAAACATACTTAATTCAATCTCTATGTCAGGCATTCTTAATATTCTTAATGTTGCAGCAACAATAGGAGATGTATCACTAAAGATGAATGGCGGAATGCCCGGAATAAACTCAAATCATTCAGTCGGTCCGTGGAATATAGATTCTCTTGCAGACGGCCCAGGAACTAGAGTATCCAAGAGTAGAACACAGGACGGTCTTACATCTTTGTCATTAGCATGGAGGACTAGCTCTACACCTGCGCTATACATGATTCCAAGAAATGTGATGAGGGCAGCAGAGGATATGGGAACATTAGTTAATGGGACTAATCCGCTAAAGGGGATGATGGGATCTAACTTGATAAAGAAAACATACATAGATGCTTCTGCTGAAGGGCCTAATGCTAGAATTCCAGGAGAAATAGTAGAGAGGATGGAAAATACACTAGATGCAGAGTATGTTCCATTCTATTTTCATGATCTTAGAACAAATGAGATAGTCTCATTCCACGCATTTCTGACAAGACTAACAGACAGCTTCACTCCATCATATGTTAGAACATCAGGATACGGTCGGTTGGATGAGGTTCAGGTATATAAGAATACAACTCGAAGTATTGCACTGTCTTTTTATGTAGTTGCGACATCAAAAGATGACTTTAATGAGATGTGGTGGAAGATCAACAAGCTTACAACACTAGTGTATCCATCCTGGACAAAGGGAACTAAGGTAACTGTTGGATCAGATGCTACGGAATCTGTATTCACCCAGCCGTTTAGTCAGATTCTTGGAGCGTCTCCAGTAATACGCATGAGAGTTGGAGATGTTATAAAGGGAAATTATTCTAAGTTTAACCTAGCGCGGATGTTTGGTATAGGAGATGAAGATGTGATGCCTGTAGTTCAGGGAGAGGATGCCGCTGTAAGCGCGACACCCCCTGTTCCAGTTGCAATAGCTGTTAAGTCAAAGCTCCGAGCTGAGCCATTTGGAACAAAGGCTTTTAGTGCATTATTTTCGTCGCCGCTGACATTGCTAGGAGACGGACCCAATAATACAAGAATTGCTAGGGCATTACTATCTCAGCTTCTTGTTAATGGATTTGCAAATCCGCTAGGTATAAGTGCAATAGTCTCTAGGATGCAGGATCCAGATAGGTCTACAAACATCATTCCGCTATCTCCCACGGTTGCAGGTGCATTGGCAACTGGAACGTCTGTATTATCAGCAGGTACAGCTGGAACAGGACTACCACTGGACTGGCTCACGGGATATAAACCCTCAGAGATAGTCTATCTTAAGGCGACAACTGGAAAATTATATAAGGTTGCCTCACTTGATGGTGGAAATGTTGTACAGCATCCAGATAATAGCTCAGAGTATAGGGTTACTAGACCACTAAAAGCCATGGTGATATTTAGATCATCTGTGGCACTAGAAGGAAAGAGCGCAGCACATTCATCTCCAACATTCAAAGGACCAAAGAGAAGGGGAAACCCAACACAGAAGACGTCGTATGCTGTAACTGTGATAGATCTTGGAGCTCCCATTCATTTAATGGCAAAGCTATTTATGGTTGATCACAGTGATCTTCTTCCTGATCCTAATCTTTTGTTTAATTCAACAGTCATGCCAACAATATCAGGTGAGGCTTTAGGGAAGGGAACCGCACAAGCCCTAGTAGACGAAGGAGCAACTGCATCTGGTATTCCTACAGACCAACTAAACATATGGATGTCAGATTCTGCCAGATTCATGGATGAGAATAACAATCCGATTACAAAGGCATTTGCAAGCACAGCGGGAAGGGGACTTGCTGGTGTCCTAACAAGGCTAGAATTTGACTGGCTTGATGAGTCTTTTAACTGGGAAATTGACTGGAATTCAAGAGCTCCTATGGGTGTCAAGGTTGACATAGCATTCACACCAATACACGATCTTCCCCCAGGCCTCGATCACTCTGGGTACAACAGGGCACCAGTCTACAATGTTGGTGAGATAATGAGGTATGTTGCCGGCGATCCCTACCCAGACGATGGTGCTGCATCAGAGGACTCATACACGAGACACGGAGGCACAGGCGCAGCATCTAATAATCCTGAATCTCCATATGAGTATGCTGATCCTAAGACATGGGTTAATGATGAATGAGGATAGGTAATGGCAACTAGTAGATACGAGTATACTCCTAGAATATTGGGTAGGTCAACATTGGCAACGCCATCAGTCTCTTCTAGAATATACTATGCAATTAATAATGGATCCATTCCGTATACAACTATGATCTTAAAGGAGTCACAGAGATTAGATCATATTGCTGGAGGTGCATATGGGGCATCCTCTCTCTGGTGGGTTCTGGCGGCAGCTAGTGGAATAGGATGGGGGCTACAGGTACCTCCAGGAACAATAATTAGGATTCCAAGTGATATGGGTGCAATCTTTAGTCTTGTGAGATAAAAATGTCAAATTCTGTAAATAATCTATCAGCTGCTGTAAAAAATCTGGGCCAGTATTTTAGCATGCTTGGTAGATCAGATGTGATATCTATGATGATAGAGGGAACACAGGGAAGTGAGGATGCTTTAATGTCCTTATCATCTGCAGATCTTGGTGGGGGAGATTCATCACCCACGGGTGATTTAGATGTGCAGGTTATAAAGGACCTTATGTATATATTGATGGATAACACAGAGGGAGCTTTTTTTACAAAAGACATCCTGAATACAAAGTACTTAAGGTCTAAGTTCGATGTTAATACCTCTGTTGATGCAGGAGGAAATCAGTATGACGGAATTGATAAGTATGTAAGGGTGGTATATACACCGGGCCACGTTAGTGGAGAATCTTCAGCTGTATATAATGAGGATTCAGGATGGACTCACACAGCTCCAGGAGAATTACAGTCTGCCGGTCTGCTTTCTTCATATGACATAAATGAAATAACAAGACCTGGGTCATATAGCACTGACGGCGACGGAATGTGGAGGCCCACTCAGTCACTGCTAGATTCTAAGGTTAATGTAGCTGCAAATCCAGACAGAACAGGAGCAGATGGATCTCCATCATTATCAGCATTTGTATTTCCAAATCTTAGGGTAGGGCCTCCAACAAGAAATACAGATGCCGTCGCCTTGTTTTGCAATTCTATACCCACACTTGAGATGTCAAGATGTGTTCCTCACATTGATATAAAATTTGTATCTGAGGTTCCTCCAATTGTAGGTGAAAGAACCAAGCAATTATCTATCTTAAGGTTTTTAGGAATGGATCAGGAAGGCATGGACAATATAGGATTGAGTGATGCTCTTCCCACAAATATACAAGGATATCTACTTTCAGATCCATCAGCTCTAACTACAGCAACATCTGAGACAGGAACAACATATGGCACCTCTGTTTCTTCTGCTGGAATGGAGCTTTTTACATCTCCCCAGATGATGGTGAATGCCAATATGAATAAACCAGGTGAAGATTTTGGTGGGCTAGCAGGTCGTGTTAGGGACCCAATGGTGCCTCTTGCCACGCTAGATCAACTAAAGGTCGATGTAGCTGGTGTTGGTCAGCACCTACTAGCAAATAAAACAGGAACACTATCATTTACGTTACATGACAGATCCAGGATGGCAGACATAGCACCATTGATATCGATGGATTTATTTTCATCTACATTTATCATAGTTGAATATGGGTGGATTCACCCACAAGGAAGCGATGCTGATAGTAATGTATTTGGTGCTCTTTTAAATTCAATGAGAAGCACAGCTGCATTCAATATAGTTGCAACAAACTTTAATGTTCAAAATGACGGACAGGTAAAGATTACTATTAAGCTAGCATCGAGAGGATCACAAGATATAAGAACTATTCCCATTGGTATAGGAAATGTTATGCCTCTAGCACCTTTAAAGGGTATGATAATTCCATACCTGGCCAAGAGACTTGCAGCAGAGAAAAGTAGAGCAAAAGATCATCAGTCAAGAGATATTCTTCAAAAGGTGCCAGTATCTATGAGCACAGTTGCAAGAAACTCAACTGTTGTTCCAAGATCAGTATATGATAGATTTATTGCGCTTCTTAAGCACACAGATACAGAGCCTGGAGTTGCAGAGCTAGAAGAAGAGATAAAGCTACTAGTTGGAGAAGATGGTATATCTGGTCTGGAGAGTGAAAGTCACGAGTCGCTTGCACATGAGGTTAGGGCAAAACTAACTGGACTTCGCAATCCTGCCACACCAGATCCATTTAAAATGGAGAATCACCCGCTTTGCATACAAAAGGCAATAAAAGCCGGCGTCGTGACTGATAACTTTACATCTCTAGGAAATATATTCTTGAGCTTCGTGGGTTACCCATTAGCTTGCTCAGGAAAGTTTGATGAAGTTCAGATGATGTTTTATAGATTTAATAATAATTCAGCAGAGGCAAGAACGCTACCCACCATAGCTAGCTTTGAGGTGTATCATGATGAATTATTTTTACTACTAGACAAATATATAAAATCTAATCCAGCGATGTCAGTTCAAGGATTTATTGGTTTTATAAATAAAAATTTCACAAATAATCCGTCTGATTATAATTTTGGATTCGACCTAGCAGGAAAATATAGACAGCTAACTGCTGCTCAGGGCGCAGATGCTGAGACAACTGATGACAAGAAGGAGAAGCAAAATGCTGTAAAAGCTATTCAAGATGAGATAGATGAGTTTCTTAGAACAACATATGGAGCATCAGGTGGTGGGCAGCCCAGGTTCGATCTTCCAGACGTGAGAGTTTATTTTGAAACTCTTCCTGCAATGACCGTGGAGGAGACAAATCCGACATATCCTTCTGTATATGCGGATCCATCAAAGGTCATTCTTAGGGTGCACGTATTTGATGCAGCAGCGACTCCTCACACACATGAGCTATTTTTGTTATCAGCTATGTCTGATGGAGATATAGCCATATCACTTAAAAATGCATCAAGTTCAGCAAACTCTGAGGCAGCATCATCCTCAACATCAGAGTCAGACGTCCCTGCAGCTCCAGCACCCACAGGTGCAGAGGGCGGAGAGTCAACAAACACAGATGTCGCATCCCCTGCTGCAACAACAAGCACAGCAGAATGGGATGTGATAACTACAAATTTATCAAGCACAGACATAAAGAAAATGATAAAGTCATCTGTTCCAAGTTTCACATTTGGAAGCCAGTTTTCTGCAATTACAAATCTTTCTCTTAGCTCGACTACATCGGGTCCGGCTTCTGATGTCTTTATATTAAACGCTAGAGGTCACAGTAATGATCCACAGGTCGCAGAGGGAGCACAGCAGCCTTTTGAGGATGTACAGGTCATACCTGCTTCAGTTAATATTGAAATGTTTGGATGCCCGTTACTAGAATACGGTCAGCAATTTTTTGTCGATGTAGGAACTGGAACAACAGCAGATAATATGTACACTGTAAATAAGATAACTCACACAATTAGTGCAGGAAGATTTACAACAAATATTGGTATGGCTTTCTGTTCAAATGGAACTATGAATAGCTTTAGATCAATACTTGCAGCCAGCCTTTCAAAGCTAGGTGAAATAAAGAATGAATCTGATGCATCTTAGTTGAAAATCTAGCAGAGTGTGGTATAAAATAACATGTGAAGATAGCAATTTCATCTAGAATACTTGGCACACAAAAACATCTTGTTAATAGCGATGAGCGCGAGAGGTTTCAGTGGGTCTCAAATATTCCAGATGATGCATGGATTCTTGATGATATTCCGGCTATAAGAGATCTTAGATCTATATCTGAGGCGATTGGTGCCGATGTATTTGATTTTTTAAAAACTCCTCATGGATCAGTGTGGAGAGAAATATTAAAAAACAACAAAGAAGATATGATCGGAATACCATGGGTGGATGTGATACCGTCAGATCAGTTTAAAAGATATCTGCTAGATGCTCTAGATCAGCTCTGGATGATCACTAGAGATGAGATCGATGGTTACTATATGAATGAGTTTGTAAGCAACAGAGAGCTTCTATTGAGACTCAAACGATCTGCTATAGATAAGGATATTATTCAAAATTTAATGAAGGATAAGTTAATTTCAAATAAGTCTGAACTTCAAAAATTTTATTCTGATGACGGATTTTCTCCTACGGTAAACTATTGTCAATCTGGATCAATAACGGGAAGGCTAACAATAAAAAGTGGGCCAAATATTCTTACGCTAAAGAGAAGCAATCGTAGTATCTTTAAGTCAAGATATCCCGGGGGAAGACTAATTCAAATAGATATAGTTTCTCTTGAACCCAGAATAGCTCTCTCTGTGTCTGAAAGTGAGATACCATATGACATATATAGCTGGGTTAGAGACAACGTTCTTATGGGAGAGGTAACAAGAAATCAAGCAAAGATAGCTACAATTAGCTGTCTATACGGTATGTCAGCATGGGCACTATCTAAAAGACTACCTGATACAATCGACGCACAAAATGTGCTGTCAGATGTTAAAGCATATTTCGACATTCCATTTTTAGAATCTAGACTTAAAGATCAGTATAAGAGAAGTGGATTTATTGAAAATTTTTATGGAAGAAGGATAAAATCAGGAGACGCATTTGTGAACCACTATTTACAGTCGACAGGTGTGGATGTCTCACTCCAGTCATTCAAGTGGCTAATTAATAGAATTGATGAAGAAGGTATAAGTGCTATTCCGGTATTTGTTATACATGATGCTATAATTTTAGATGTTGAGTCAGGTGTAGATAAAATAGCAGATATTATCAAGGATGGTATTCCTGTGCCAAAATTAAATAAAAATTTTCCTGTAACAATAGAAAATATTTGTTAAAATAATAGAGAGAGACTTATGAATAATTTTGAAAAAATAAAAGATAATTGGGGAAAATTTGAATCTCTTTGCAAGAGACTTTCTGACGACAATTTAGATAATTGTATCGATGAACTTGGAGAGAGGATTCTAGCCTGCCCTGCATCAATAAGAGTTGATCAATACGGATGCTATCCCGGAGGTCTTGTTGATCATGCTCTAAAGGTAACTGCGACTATGAGAAAGCTAAATGATGCATATAACTTGGACCTTTCTGTGTCGTCTATATTAAAGACAGGTCTATTGCATGACATTGGAAAAATAGGAGATCTAACCACAGATAATTTTATAGAAGAAGACTCTAGTTGGCACAGAGAAAAACTAGGAAAGCTGTATAAGTTTAATGAGGATCTTAATAGAATGTCAGTTTCTCACAGGACGCTATGTATTTTACAAAACTTTGGAATAGTCCTTACATCTGATGAGTGGTTAGCTATTCAGCTATCTCAGGGATCTCATTTCGAGGAAAATAGATTTTATGTGGGACACGAGCCAACCTTGGCAATAATTCTCCAGCAAGCAAAAACATTTGTCATTCATAGTGAAAAGTAGATATTATCTATCTATGTGAGATATTTATGAATGATGCCACGTCTCACATCTAAAGAGTTTAAAAAGCTATACGCAACATCTATGGACAACATTCCTGAAAAGGGTGTGTGGTCTGGCAGGGGGATCGGGATACCTGTCGCCGGTGCCATTGGTGGCGGCGACGACTATAAGCAAAAGATTGGTCGCGGAAAGCTTCCTGACTTTAGAACTGGAAGACCAACTCAAGGAGCAGATTCAACATTCTCATCATACCTTGCACGCGTAAATACTGGATATGATGATTATGATAAGGCAGTAGAATATATGCCTATGTTTCCTGAGCAAGAAGAGGAAGTGGGTGATATTTATTCCTGGGATATCGAACCAATTAGAAGCAGAAAGCTTCCAAATAACTTTAGGATAATGCGTCCTAAGCAAAAGGGGTTAAAAGAGAAAATGGAATTTGATGAAAATACGCCGGTTTTTAAAAGTAGATATAGCCTATTAGATCACAGAATGGAAGAAGGGATTAGTGACACAATGCTGGTAAAGGGTGCCAAAAAGGGACTTAAGTCTCTTGGTCTATCTATACCATATATTGATGTTATTCTCGGAGGCCTTCTTGGAACGTATTCTGTTATGAAGTTGAAAAGTGACTCTGATGAGCTGATTAGTCTCTTAGATATTCCAGAAAATGCATTTTTTGAGGCGCTATCTGAACAGGATGAAGGTGCGTGGCAGCAGGTAATAGCTTCTATTCAGGGATCTGACACAGTTCAGCTCAAGGCTGTATTTGATCAATTTTTAGATAGACTCAAGTCATTTTTCATACTCTTGATTCAGTCTATGGACTCAGTCGTAACGACAGCTGCTGGAATGCTCGGACCACAGGCTGCAGTTCCTGAGGAACTTGTCACTGTTCCTTTAGCAAATCTTATTACTGGTATAGGAGGCTTTGTAGCAGACATAGTTCCTGTAGAGAGATTTCTTTTTGACATGGCAGCAAGCGGAGCAGGGGTAGTTGAGGATGTATTCGAAATAATGAGAACTAGTAGCCCTGAAGCAGCTGAAAGTTTAGAACAGTTAGCAGAGGAAGGCGGACCCGGTCTAGCAGGAGTAATTTTTAGCCCAGTAAGATCATTTAGAAGGTTGGGAGAGTTCTATAGGGCACTACATGCAGAACCAGAAGATGCACCTACTCAGCTCGTTAAAAAAGGTGTGCTCGACATGGATAAGGACAGCTTTTTAAACCTATTATCTGCAGAAGCAGGTGGTCTTCCAACTGATATAACAGCACTAAACACGATCCCGATGCAAAGCAATGGCGTCTCACCTGCCCTATCAGAATTAAAAAGATTTATTAGAGAGTCAATTTATCCTGACTATAGCTCGTATCATGAGGATAAGCCTGTTGGGTATAAGTCAAGAAATGTTCCCACTATTGTTACGAAGCAAGAGGCTGAATCAGTCTTTGACAGGTTAGATGACTATGATGATTTTTCTGTCGCATATAAAGCAGATGGTGGAATTGTTAATTATCAGGCAAGATCTCTAGAAGAGAAGGCTTTAAGAAATCTTATTCGTCAGGGAATTGAAAGAATTCTAGAGAGCAAAAAAAAAAAGTAGATGATAAAGATCATCATGAAGACGACATAGATGAGCAAAACGTAGTTGCAAATCTTGGGGGCGGTCCTAATCTGCCACTTGGAATGTCTACACCAACATTTGGAAGAAAAAGAAGGCCAGCGTGGAAGGCTGCAGGAGACGCATTCGGAGGAGCAAAGCTTGCAGATCCGACTAGCTTAAAGAAGATAAGAAAGAAGAAGATAAGAAAGAAGAAAAAGAAATAAATTAAAACTTGAACATTACTATTAAAAACTATATTATTGAATTGCTGACAAACATTGCATATTAAACATTAAGGAGTTAAACATGGCAAATATTGATTTTGATGCTATCCGTAAAAAGCTTGAGAGGCTAAGCGGAAATAATACAAATAGGTCATCCACATGGAGGCCTGTTGAGGGTGAAGAACATACAGTTCGTTTGCTTTCATTCCCCAACAATGATGGACAACCCTTTAAGGAAAGGTGGTTCTATTATAATATTGGAACTAACAGGGGACTTTTAGCTCCCTATCAGTTTGGAGATCCGGACCCAATTCAAGATCTTATCACTAAGCTTCGTGAAGAAGGTACAAAAGAGTCGTATGAGCTGGCTAAGAAGCTATATCCGAAGATGAGGACATATGCTCCAGTTATTGTACGAGGAGAGGAAGATAAGGGTGTTCAAATCTGGGGTTTTGGAAAGATGGTCTACCAGACACTTCTTGGGCTCATGCTTGATGAGGACTATGGAGATATCACAGATCTAGTAGATGGGAGAGATATCAAGGTCGTCTGCTCTAAGCAGCCTGGAAAGCGATGGGCCATGACAGAGGTCAGGCCAAGAGGAAAGCAAACAAAGCTTTCAGATGACAATAATCAGGTAAAGACTTGGGTCTCTGAGATTCCAGATCTAGATGAAATGTATCAATGCAAGACTAGTGATGAGCTCACAAAGATTATAAATGACTGGCTGAATGATGATGAAGCTCTCACAGAGAGTAGTGACAAGGACGACAGTTCGTCAAATTCAGATACTAGTACTTCTGAGTCTACTGTACCTGCATCAGGATATAGCAGCATAGATGACGCCTTTGCTGACTTGATGTCTGACGATAGTTAATTAAAATGATTCCCCGCACAAATTGTGCGGGGAATTCGTTATGAACAATGTCCTACCGTAGGTGTAAGATATAACATGCTTAGGTAATAAATAATGTCGTCAAAAGGAACAGAAGATTTTACGTCTGATCTTATTCAGTCACTCAACAAGGAACACGGTAGCAGGATTGCTTACAATCTTGCATATGATGAATCTCCAACACATGTAAAGCGATGGATTTCTACAGGGTCAAGATTACTTGATTATATCTGTTCTAATAGAAGAGGTGGAGGTCTTCCTGAAGGAAGAATAGTAGAGATCTTTGGCCCACCGTCAATTGGAAAGTCACATATAGCAACGCAGATCGCTAGGACTACACAACAGATGGGTGGAATTGTTGTGTATATCGACACAGAGAATGCCACATCTGTTGAAAATTTAGGAATGCTTGGTGTTGATGTTTCAAGGCGCTTTGTCTATGTTGACACACACTGCACAGAAGAAGTTTTGTCTATTGCTGAAGCAACCATTATGAAAGCAAAGGCAATGGATAAGGATATACCAGTTACTATTGTGTGGGATTCTGTGGCAGCCTCATCACCTAAGGCAGAGCTTCTGGGTGATTATGACAAGGAATCAATTGGCCTGCAGGCCCGAGCGATCTCCAAGGGCATGCGAAAGATCACGGGGGTTATTGCAAATCAGAGCGTCTTATTTGTGATCTTGAATCAGACTAGAACAAAAATTGGTGTCATGTTTGGTGATCCTACGACGACGCCCGGCGGAAAGGCAATTCCGTTTCATGCTTCTACAAGAATTAAGCTCGGTGCAGGGCAACAGATAAAAGATGGCGATGACGTAATCGGTATTCATGTTTCTGCAAAGACAATTAAGAACAAGGTTGCAGCACCATTTAGAAAGATTGACTTTGAGATACACTTCGGAGTCGGTATAAAAGAGCATGAACAAGTATTCGATATTTTGAGAAAACATGGTCCAGAGATAGTAGACGGAAATGAGGTATCTATTTCTGGAACAGGATCGTGGAAGACTCTGTCTGTTGTAGATGCTGGTACAGGTGAGTGTATAATTGAAAAGAAGTTTCATAAACCTAAGTTTAATGAGATAATGAATAATCCAGAGTATTCCCATTATATAGATGACCTTTTGGAAAAGGTCATGGTCAAAAGTATGAATAATGATGATTTAGATGTAGATGTTAATTCATATGTTGAGGTAAGTGCATTAGTAGATTCTATTGATGATGAATTAATTGATCCAGAAGGCTAGAATGTGCAGGAAGAAAAAGATAGACATCTTGTTATCTTGGTTGATGCACTAAATCTCTTTACAAGACATTTTGTAGCACACCCAGCTGTTAGTTCAAATGGTGAGCACGTGGGTGGAATAGTTGGATTTCTTTATGCAGTAATAGATCTTGCAGAGAGGTATAGACCAGCGCAGATGATTGTAGTATGGGAAGGCGGTGGGTCCACCCGTAGAAGAAATTTATTTAAAGATTATAAGTCTCGACGACGTCCAGAGCGACTTAATAGATATTATGACGACGACATACCTGATACTATTGAAAATAGAAATCATCAGATTTCAACACTTGTTAATATTATAAAGGATCTTCCAATAGAACAGCTGTACATACCAGATTGTGAGGCAGATGATGTGATAGGATATCTTAATAAGTACAGACTTCGTGATTGTAGAAAGTTAATAATTTCTTCTGATAAGGATTTTTATCAGCTTCTTGATAAAAAAACAATTATTTATTCACCAACTTGGAAAAAACTAGTTACAGAAAAAGAGGTAAAGGAGAAGTTTAAGATATCTCCTAGAAATTTTTGTCTTGCTAAGTCAATTTGCGGAGACCCGTCTGATAATATATCGGGTGTAAAGGGAGTTGGATTCAAGACTTTAGCTAAAAGATTTCCAGAATTACTATCAGATGAAGATATCATGATATCAGACATCATTGCAGTAGCAAAGCAAAACATATCAGAGGGTAGCAAAATAAAAGCATTTGAAAGAATAGCTGAGTCAGAGTCTTTAATAAGAAGAAACTGGAAGTTAATATATCTTGATACTTCAAATTTATCAGAATTTCAGATATCTAAAATTGTTAATTCTGTTGATACTTTTTCAGATTCAAGAAATAAAATAAACGTGATGAGAACTTTAATTAAAGAAGGTATTCAGACCTTCAATGTGGATAGAATGTTTTTGTCAATGAATCACATGGGTAAAAAGAATGTCTGACTCATCATACTTTGGGCAGTATGGAAAACAATTTCAAGAAAAGATTTTTCAGTGCTTTCTTATAGATCATCAGTGGTCTACCCAGATGTCGGACGTGATGACGTCTGAATATTTTGATTTAAGATATTTAAAATACTTGACAGAAAGATATTTTAAATATTATGAAAAATATAAGTCTTTTCCCACCCTATCTTTGCTCGTTTCAATCATACGTGATGACCTAAGAGAGGGAAATGACGCAATATTAAGAGATCAAATTGTTGAATTTTTGCATAGAGTAAAAACAAATCCAAATC